TATGACGCTTACAGACACCATAGAAGGCGTTGGCTGTATAGCCCGTGACTCAGTACAGCACACAGGCACTGACATTATATTCTTGTCAGACGCTGGTGTACGCAGCTTTGGCAGGACTATACAAGAAAAGTCTATGCCTATGCGCGACATTAGTAAGAATGTACGCACTGACTTAATGAGCTTAGTGACTTTACAGACTAACGCTATCAAGTCTGTGTACAGCTCTGACAATGCTTTTTACTTGTTGACGCTACCAGACAGCAACACTGTGTACTGCTTTGATATGCGGACACCTTTAGAAGATGGTTCTCACCGCGCTACTACCTGGTCTAGTATGTATCCTCTGTCGTTTGCTGTGTTAGAAGATGGTGAGATATACATTGGTATCTCTAGCGGCATAGCAGAGTACAAAGGTTTTATGGACGGTGCTGTTAAGTACGAGTTGAGATACTTTAGCAATGCTATGGACTTTGACAACACTTCTAACCTGAAGTTCTTGAAGAAGTTTAACTTAACTATCATAGGTGGACAGAACACACCTACTACATTGAACTGGGGCTATGACTACACACAAAGCTACACTAAACAAGCATTTACATTCGGCTCTAGTAACATTGGCGAGTATGGTATTTCTGAGTATAACACTACAGCAGAGTACACCTCCTCTATTCTAATCAACACGCCAAAGGTCAATACCAGCGGCAGTGGTGAGGTAGTAACTATTGGTATCGAAGCAGAAGTAAACGGTGCTGCATTTTCTATTCAAAAAATTGACATACACGCTCTATTAGGGAGACTTATCTAATGTCTGATTATACAAAGACAACTAACTTTGCTACAAAGGATTCTCTTCCTTCTGGTAATGCTGCTAAGATTGTGAGAGGCACAGAGATCGACACTGAATATAACAACATTGCGACAGCAGTGGCTACTAAGTCCAACTCTGCTAGTCCTACTTTTACTGGTACTGTTACAGCCGCTACCGTAAACGTCACAGGCACACTGACGGCTGACACAATTACTGGAGGATCGTACTAATGGTTATGTTAAAGGATCAGATGTTTCGTCGCCAGCCTACAATGTTTGCTGGTGGCACACCTAACCGCATTAACGATCCACGAACTGCTATAGCTGCTGCACAAGGAGGAGGCTTAAACGCCCCTACTCAAACCATTGGTGGTGCTTTTGGTGGTATGTTGCCTCCTGTGTCTATGCCTGTATCTGCGCCAATAGATTATTCTCAAGGTGGTGGTGGCTACATGGGCATTCAAGGCGGCTTTGACGATTTTGGAAACATTAATGGAAGTGCCGCTGCGAATGATGCGCGTGAGCAATATTACAGAAACACAGGCTTTGATACTACACTGCCTACACAGGCTCCTGTAGCTGCTCCTACCACTGTAGGACTTACTGGCATACCTTCTGCACCTAGCTCAGTAGGCGCTGGTGAGGTTGCTTTAGGTGGTGTTGTAGGTGGCCTATTGGGAGGTGGTATAGACTTACAGAATGTTCTAGGCGCTGCTGGACAGGCTTATCTAGGCCAAGAGGCTATCTCTGCTCCTTACGAGGTAGGTCGTGCTGGTTTAGAGATGGCAGAGCAGGTAGGACAGCGTGGTGCAGAAACAGCAGCGTTTAGACCCTACACTGTCACTAGTAACCTGGCTCGTATTGGTACAGACCCCTCTGGTGGCTTTACTACACAACTAAGCCCAGAGCAACAGGCTCTACAGAATCAAATCATGGGACAAGCAGGTGGGTTCTTCAGTCAACTACAGGCTGACCCTGCTGCTGTACAGGCTGGCATCTACGAAGACATTAGAGCCACACAGCGACCTGAAGAGGAACGCCAACGTCTAGCGTTGGAAGAGCGTATGCTGTCACAAGGTCGCTTAGGACTGTCCTCTGATGCCTATGGCGGTGCTTCGCCTGAGCTACTGGCTATGGAGACTGCACGACAGGAGGCTATGGCAAGGGCTAACGTAGGTGCTAGACAGCAGGCATTGGCAGAGCAACAACAAGCTGCTGGTATTGCTGGTGGTTTGTTGGGGGCTGGTTACATGCCACAGCAGCAAGCACTAGATTTACTACAGGCTAGTCAGATTCCTGCTGGGTTTGCTGATATTGGTCGCAGATCAGGCGCTCAGTTCCAACAGCAAGCTGGTTTGGCTGGTATTGAATCGCTGTTGCAAGGCTCTAGTGTTGCTGAAGCAAACAGATTAGCTCAATTACAGAATTTAGCAACAACTTTAACTGGCAGACAAGACCCTACAACTGGTAGCTTTGGTGGTGGGTTGTTAAGCAGTATTCTAGGCGGTAGAGAGTCTACTCAAGATATGCTAACACTGCCTACAACAGCTACTGACTCTTTCTTAGGCGGTAGTGACTTCTTAAGCAGTATTTTCTTGCCTGAAGTAACTAACCCATACGATACAGGTTCTTTGTTTAGTGGTTATGTTCCACCAGCTATTCCATCAGCAGGACAGCAAATAAACTTAGGCAACACACAAGCCCCTGATGACTTTGGTTATCAACTACCACCACTGCCTAAAATATAAGGAGACAGAACAATGGCACAACCAACAGATTTAACAGGAATGCTCACAGAAGGTTTATTCCAGCCTACTCAGCAGGCTGTTCCGTCTTCTTTAGCAGAAGCTTCAATGAGACTAGCACAGTCAGCAGGTACAGGGCTGCGTAGAGGCGTGGGCGCTCTTACTGGTGCTGATACAATGACTACTGCTGAAGCATTGCAGCAACAACTGCGCGGTTTAAATGCAGAAAACGTAGACGATCAAAAGAAAATAGTAAGCTTAGTAGCTCAGGTTGATCCTGCTAGGGCATTAGCTGTTCAGACGCAGTTTAACAAAACAAATAGAGAAAGAGCAGCGTCTCAGTCTAGTCTAGCCCGTCAACAAACTCAAGACACCATAGCTCAAAGGCGTTTAGACTTAGAACAGCAAAGAGTAGACGTAGAAAGAGAAAGGCTAAAAAGAGGGAAAGACCTCACTAACCAAGACAGGGCTGTTATTCTTGATGCACAGAAAGCAGCAGAAGCATCAGAAACAAACGTATATACCATGACTAGACTAGCTGGGCAATATGAAGCTAATCCCCCATCAGCAGGTATTTTAGGTTCTGCTGTAGAGGCTTGGAACGATACTCTTGGTACACAAGACGAACAATCTAGAATGAAAACTGAGTTTCAAAACATAGTTAATACAGGTATTATCAATAGTCTTCCTCCTGGAGTTGCTTCTGACAAAGATATTGAGATGGCTAGATCAGGCTTCATGAACAAAAACTGGAACTCAGATCAAATTGCTCAGTATCTACGTGGTATGGCTAAGTTGTCTGCTTTTAATACTGAAAGAGACAATTTAAAAGCAAAATGGGTTTCTGAGAACAGAGGCGACATTTCAGGCTTTAACGAAGCATGGAGAGAATTAAGAATGTCAGAGGGTTATAAAGAAGCAGTAGCGGCTAAATATAACTTACCTGCTTATAGACTGCCTCCACCAGTTGCTCAGTTTAACCCTGACGCTGAACCAACCGCTGTAGTAGAGCCGTCTGTTGCCGACAGAGTTGTTGCCAATCGTACATTTGGAGGAGCGTTATAAGATGGCTAGTCGAACCCTACCAAACGGGCAAATTATTGAAGGAATACCGCCTTCTTATACTAACGAGCAATTAAAGGCTTATGCCCTACATAACGGCCTTGCTACAGAGGCAGACTACAACGTAGATCAAGAAACTGCGGCAGATTACTTGTCTTTAGCAGGAGAGATTGGTGGAGCCACAGCAGGCGCTATGTATGGCGCTTCTTTAGGCTCTGCTGTTTTTCCTGGTTTTGGCACACTAGCTGGCGGTGCTATAGGAGCAGGGCTTGGTTACTTCTTAGGAGAAGTTGCTGAGTCTTATGTTGAAGATAGAGACTTTGATGCTGAACAGGCAATAGACGAGTCTTTAAAAGCTGCCGCAGTTGATGCTGCTTTTGGTGCTGGTTTTGGACTACTTGGTAAAGGTTTAAAGTCGGCTTACAAACCATTAGCAAACTCTTTTCAGCCTGTGTTGATTAAAGGAGGAACAGACACGGACGCTGCTAAAGCTGCACTAGCTATTCAAAGAGGAGAAACTACCTTAGAAGAGATAGTAGGCAACAGCAATTTAAGCGAGGAATATGTTAATCTTATTCGTAGAAACCTAGAAACACAAGCAGACGAATTAACTGCTAGAGTTGCTTTGCAAGAAAAGTTAGTAGCTAGAGGAACAAGTATGGTTCCTTCTCAGGCTATTCCTGAGTATGCACCAGCTAACTTAGCACAAGATTATACCCAGTCTTCTGTGTTTTTAGGAAAGATATATGACGATATAATAGAAGAACAGGACTCCTTTATTGTTGACTCTTTTAAAAACATCTTAGGAGAAAGCACAGACAAGCTAACAAGGTACGAAACAGGACAGGCTCTTCAGAAACTGGTACAGGACTCAGACAGGGCATTAAACGCTGTTGTTACTCCTCTTTATAAAGCTATTGACAAAGACGGAGCTATAAACATAGCTACTGGTGGTGTTAAGAACAACACTAAAAGAACTATGGATGCAGCGGGGATGCCTTCTTCATCAATGAAGGCTGTTCAGGCTAGAGTAAATAAAATTAATGATTCGTTGTCGCCTGCTGAAGTTACTAAAGAAATAGCTGCTTTAAGAAGATTAGGTGAGCAAATACCACCTACAGACCCTACGGCAAAAAAGATGTTAAGTTCTGCTATTAAGAATTTAAACAACACGCTAAAAGGCAAGAAGTTTGTTCGACCCGTAGCGGCTATTAACAGAGGAAGGGCTGCTTTAAACACGCTAACCAAAAAAGACGGTACGACTGGTCTAATGGGTTTACACAAGAAGATGGCAGATAAGTTAGTTTCGATGCGTAGTAATATGTCTTTTAACGAGGCTCACTTAGAATTATCAGAGTTAAAAGCAATGCAGCGAGACGCTGTTCGTTCTGTTGGTGAAAAAAGCACAAAAGCAGAGAAGTTGGTCAACGCTGCTATTGGTGATTTAGAAGACTCTATGGAAGCTGCTGCTAAAAACTTTGATCCTGATTTGAAACAAAGATATGACGCTGTAAAAAATATATATAAAGAAGGTGTGCAGACTATACACGGTGACTGGTTAGTTAAAGCCTTGAGAAAAGATAATGTAGCTGATATAGGACAATATCTTGTTAAAGGCGGTGAGGCTATGAGCGTTAAGCAGGTTAAGGATTTATTAGTCAAAGCTAAACAGCTAAAGGTAGATGTCTCAGGTAACAACATTGTGGAGAGCATTGAGAGAGAATACCTTAACACTTTGTTCCCTGCTGGTACTCTAACTGAAGGTTTGTCTTTTATGAAAAACATGAAAGACAGTAAGTTTGCTGATACTTTTGCTGCTATTGTCGGTAAAGATAAAGCAAACAAGCTACTAGAGTTTGGTAAAGAAGTTGAGATTCTTTCTAAAGGACTGAAGGGCAATGAAGGAGCTTTGTCATTAACAGTTAGAGGTCAAGAATTAGGCGCGATTCGTAAGCCTACTATCTCTACCGCGCTTGGTTATCCTTTACTAGCTAAAGCAGCTAAAGGTCAAATGAGTCCTGCTAATGTTACTAAAAAACTAAATAAAATAAAGGCACTGAATAAACAATTAGTTGCTGGTAAGCCTATCACTGAGGAAAAAGTAGCTAGAGTGTTAGGACTAAACACACAAACAGGTCTGATGACTGGCGCTGTCTTAGTAGACCAAGAACAGCAGTAAACAAAAAAGCCCTGTGCAGTCATCTACACAGGGCTTTTTAGTACCTACAACATCTACACTATCTCACACGCACCACCTACACAGGCTAACTCTTGACTCCCTGTAGTGTTATCTTCCTGCTCAAAGTTACCTAAGTCTTCCCAATTAACCCCAACAGGCATAGCCGCTAGTAACTCCTCGTACTTCTCAGCGTCTATCTCTTCATACGGAGCTTGCTGATATACATGATCAC